CCAAATGGCTCCAGTTCTGACCACTTACTGATCAGAATATGATCTCGCTTGACCATTGTCGCTATTTTACTAACGGAAGGGGCAGTCTCTTCGGCTATTGGGCCATGAAGTATATTACCTACCTGAAGTTGCGGGACAAAGGTCACATAACCACCCTTCCATGAAGGAACATTAGTCAGGGCATGATCAGCACTTTCAAACTTAGATATTGAATCCACAACAATAATCTTAGGTAAAAGTCTAGCTGCCATCTCCCTGTTCAGTTCATCCAATGTAGGTTGGGAACTTGAGAATGTGGTACTACGCATTACAGCAAACTCTTCTTTAACTTGAGTATTTGCCTGTAATTGGCCTAATGCTGTTTTATCCATAACCATATATTCGTATGAATACCCGGATGAAGCCTGATTATCAATCACTGTCCTGATGTCGTCCAATGGCTTGGCACCGGAAGCCTGTGACCATGCAAGGCCAACAGCTCCTTTATTTGCATCAGGTATGCCAAAATCGACATTTGCCTCGGTTATAATACCGTTATTATTCGATGTGGTAAGTGCTATTTTACCATAACTCAGGGCCTGCATAGCCAGATACTCGGTACGGGACATGACCCCTGTATAACAGAAATCAATGTCATTAAATACAATATCAAGTAACGCATTCCTGTTTTCATCACCACGAGCCAATGCTTTTAGAGTATTGTACTCGTTATAGTCTTTTTCATCCAACTGCCGCTTCAAAGCAAGTTTCGGTATGTCCCCCGTTGTTTTGGTGACTACCCTGCGGGTTTTTAAAGGAGCAGAAGCATTATATTCAATAACATCTGCCATAACCGGACTACCACCTGAACCAGTGAGAGATTCCCATGTAAGTTGAGTAGTATATTTCAGAGGGAAAAACTTTTGCCAGAAAAGTCTTTTCAAAAACTGTTCACGCCTAGCATTAATGTAGGCTTCCATGTTTATTCTAGTGAAACTTTCACTTAATATTGATCTTTCCATTTTTTAATTTTTAAAAGTTACACAAAGCGAATTAATGGAAGTTTGGACTTCAATGTGGCATCAATATAATATGGCAAAAGATGTTCACGTACACGTCCACGAACCATAATACCTCCGCCGGTATTTTCTTTATCCCTTTCGACATAATTTGTCAATATACCTACAGGAACGTACTTGAAGTTTGAATGTCCGAGTCCACTTGCCTGAACTATAATTCCACTTGCGGCAATATTAGGGCCAGGCCATGTAGCAGTTATAACATCACATCCTGCGCCTGATGCACTAATCGCCGTAATTGCTACGCCCGATGCCACCCCTGAAGCAGAAGATCCAATATAATCACCTACCTTAAATTCATGGTTATTATAAACAACCATATGAGTATCATTAGTAGATACCGCATTGACTACCAAAGCAGTCTTTACAATATGGTAAATACCACTAGTATCCACTCCAACGAGTGCTCCTTCCTTTATTCCACTGGACGAGGTTGGTATATCGTCTTTCTCAACCACCCCTCCCCCAGCAATATCTTCGAGAATCGTTTCGACAGCTAGCGATCTCTCTGTATCTGTTTCTCTTGTTGTTACGTACATAATTAATTAATTTTAATTTTGTGATTCTTTAGGGAACTTATCGGCCAGATAATCTCCAATAGTAACTTTATCAACTGCCTGTCCGCCTCCCTCTGGCGGTACTGAAATAACGACCCCCTTCTCTGCCATCTCTTGTTTAAACCCGTTGTAATCGGTTTCGATAGATGCAACAAGTTGGTCAATCTCGGCTTCTGATTTTGGCACCAGATTCCGACCTTTTAAATACGATGCGGGAATATCCTTTAATTTTTCATGTTTACTGACTTTTTCAGCCAGTGCGGTTAAAGTCTTTTCCTGTACCTGTGCTTCAACTTTTTGTTTCAATTCAGTTTGATCTGCGAGAAATTTTTCAGCCCATTTAGGTATTTTCTCGTTATCATCAGGATCATCAGGATCAACGTCCTTTACTTTCGGAGGTCTTCCCGGTTTTTTAATCGGTGTACCATCTTCATTAAGTCCGTGTTTTTCCCTGAAATTTTTAAGTGCAGTTTCCTGAGCTGCTGTTGCCCTGCGGTCGCCTTCGATCTGAAGTTGTGTTGCAGAGAACTTGAGTGTTTCGATGATTCCACCCGTAAAGGTGGCCTCAATATCTTTTTCTTCTTTCACGGTTTTGCTGAAATTATCTGCAACCCCTGTTAAAAATGATTCACTGACCCCGGTTAATTTCGATTTCAGGAATGCTAAAATTTTTTCTTTCATAAAATATTTACATTTTAATTATCAAAATTACGCCTTATATGATTGTCAATTCATATAGATTGTATAACTTTGTCCGTATACGGAATGTAAAATGATATATACAGTTGTAGAATATTCAAAAAAATTCCTTTTCAAAGGAAAGGGAGTCTCCCCGAAGACAATCATAAAAAAATGCATAGATGGTACATTGCCCTCGCAACATCATGCACGACAATTGCCGAGTGAATCAGATAAAAAAGGCCAATGGATTATTGAAGTGCCGGATGAAATTCCTGAGATAAAAGCAACAAAAACAAATCCGGCAAAACCGGATTTAAAGACTATGAATCGAAAATATTTTAATTTACGGTAAAAACAATACACCCGCATTTTGTGTCATAATAAATAGTATCCTTTTTATTATCAATAATACTATCTGTCTTTTGTAGTTTATCGGGTACTGTATATTTCACATCAATTCTTTCACAAGAATAAATAACTATCACTAAAAGAACAAGTAATATTTTCATTTTATTATATTATTAATTACATCCTGATTATCTTGTATGAAAAATGGAACTGATTTATATTTTGAATACCTTTCAAAATTCTCTTTAATATATTTCTCAAAATTATTAGGGTACTCTGTTATTTGTTTTGCCTTTAATGGTTCATTCCCTTTTAGATATGCTTTAAAATCCTCACGCGGCATTAGTACTGGCGTTGCATGGCATAGGTCTTGCGGATGGAAACCTACCCAAATAAATGTTTTAGGATAAATCCCGACAAGTTCATCACAAATATCATAAATCTTATGTTGTGCTGAAAGTGAAATTTTCACACCTATTACCATCGGTTCTTGCAACCATCTCAAATGATCTGCTAAAAGATATGCCTGATTTGTGTTTGTACGTGCTACACGTAAAGCATTTTTATAAGCGGAATTATAAACCCCCTGCCCCGGATGGTTTGCTAACATTGCCTTTGAGGCAACTAAACGACCATTATTATCTCTAACCCTTCTGAAAAGTGCGTCTGGGTTTGATAAATATTGCCTTATTCGCCTTGAAATAACAGAAGCACCGTCACCATTCATCAATCCGATACCGAGTTGAATTTTCATTTCTGCACGTGTCTGATTAGCTACTTCCCAAATAGCTTTTGAAAGTGTTTTGGTGCCGTGTTTGCCTGAAATAAATGCTTTTAATGCCGGAATATTGGGTAAAAAGAATGCTGCTTTTTGTGCCGTCTTAATTTTCCCTATTGTAGAAATATAATCTTTTACTATCTCATCATTTTTAGAGTTTGATAATCCCCAGCTCTTTTCAATTTCTAATTCAGTTAAATTCAGAACGTCTTTATGAAATGCTTCGATTATAATATCGATCTTTTTATTAATTGCGCCATTATATCGAAATGCTTTAGTGAATTTTGCGTTAGGATCATTTGAAAGTGTAGCGAATTGTTCAGCAACCTTATTAAAGATTTTGCGAAACTTTGCATCATACTGAAGCTGTCGTTTCAGAAACTTATTGCGATATTCATTCGATATATTATTAATTGACGACACTATTTAATTGTCCCTCCCGGCATCTTTTATATGATCCTTCATATTAATACTAAGATCCATGACTTTAAATCCATTAAATAAATCCTCTTTTTTTGTTAATCCATGTTTTACTGAAAGTAACCCCGATAAGCAATTTACTTGATATAATGAATCATCATCTTTATTTTTACGATAAATATCCAAGTATTCATATAGTCTGTCTAATACCATATCCACTGTTATAGAATCGTCTTTTATAGCCTTTTCAAACATATCAATAATATGTTTCATTTTCTCTTTTTCCATTATATGTAATTTTCTTCTTTTAATATCAAAGTTATACCATTTTTTAATTGCTCATCCTGATTACACCATTTATTTGATAGTTCAAAATTATGATTAATTACGGGAATCATTGTTTCGTATAATTTGGGTGTTAGCTGATTACATATATTGACTATACTATTGATAGAACTTACCCGTAGAATTCCAAAAGTATTAAAATAATTTTCGATATTCAGACACCCGTAATAAATTGGAACTGTTTTTGTCTGGAAACAATCTATGATCTTTTCGCTAAAATAGTTCTCAATTGAACAATTCTCAATAGCAATGTGAAACATCGAATCGAATAATGGTTCTTTTGAAGCTCCCAAAACAAGTTGATCTGTATAATCAGCTTCGTCAAAATGTACGAATGAATGTGAATGAACTGAATTTCCACTCAAATAAAACTTCTTTGGAATATTTATCTTATCCTTATTTCGCCATAATTCATGCCTGAGCGAATGACCGGGCATGAAGTTCTTACCTCCGACAATAGTTGAAACGCTAAATTCTTTTTGCTTAAACTCATAATCCTTTATCCATGTATCTGGAAAATGAAACAATCTGGCTTTTGGATTCGAGTCTAAAACATCCTGTTGATAGGTTAATAAATGAGTGTAACAATTTACGTGCTTCTGTACCATCGGGACTAAAGGTTCCCGCCAAGGCTCCTGAAA